GGAATAGTTACCTCAAACAGATTAGGGCGTGCGCCGCCCCCTTTGAGAATAGACTTAAAATTAGATAGAGTCTTAATTTGCGGTGATTCAGCCATTTGTTATGCTCCTAGAAATCTTCGTTAAGTGAGGGATTTAAGATCAGACTCTACCAGCGACTTCCTCGAAGCTAACACCAGTTCTGGTGGCAACAAATGTGAGGGAGACGTAGTTGATAGACTTGGCGGGTTTCAGGAAGATGTCCGCTCTGAACTCGTTGTTGTCAATGATGTCAGGAGTGTTATTCGTTTCGTCACAAATAACGAGGAAGTCATAGATTCCTCTCTTCGCCTGAACGTCACGTAAGTAAGGTTCGACAATGTTTACGAAGTTTGCTCTCGTAATTTCATCGTTGAGTTCAAATAGTTGAGCTTTCGCAGCTCCCTCTAAGGCTTGCTCCACAGTGAGGAACAGACGCCTAACGTTGATTCTATCGAACGCGGAGGCATAACCAAGGGCAGTCTTATCACCAAAGAGAAGAATACCAATACCAGGTTGGAATGAAATCGGGTTCACACGTGCCTGATAAAGTTCGTCTCTCTGATTTTGATTAGGATTGAATGCCAGTTTAACAGCATTGTTTAGTACACCACGCTGTTGACCAGCAGGTGAGAACCAAGGGAATGCTCTAATATTAGTACGGGTCATGAGACCAGCAACGTCACCATTCGTTGGGATATAACGGAAGACGTTATTAAAGCGGTCATAAGTGTACTTATAACCAGAATCAATGATGCCGTAGGAGGAAGACTTAACTCCGTTAGCAAACTTCAAGATGTTTGAAGTTTGAGTGTCATCATCAATAACACCAACAATACCAGATCTGTGAGGAGAAACAACTGCAACGCAGTCTTGTCTTCCTTCGGCAATCGAGATGAGTCGGTTTGCCTTAGCTTGGGACTCTTCAACGCCGTTGATTGATGGACCCATGATCAGGTAATCAACTTCCAACTCTTCCTTATTCTTGAAGAGGTTGTATGAAGTGATTAGATCACCTAACGTTGCTTTGTGACCACCAGTTGCGCTTTAATCAACACCGCCACTGAATGCGTAACCAACGTTACCCAAAGCAGCGTAAGTAATGCCCTGAGCGTTCTGACCCCAGAGACCTTCGCCAGTCGAAAGAGGCGTGAAGTGTGTAGCGAAACCAGTTGCTCTGGGAACAGTGCCCCAGAAAGAATCTTCGTCTTGTGATGGGTTGTAACCAGCGTATGCATATCCAGAGAAATCAGCAAGGAAGTCCTTGTACCAGATTTTCTGAGGAGCATTTACAGAGGAAACAGTATCAAGTGCTTTGGACAGTGAAGAGAATTTCTCAACAATGTTGCCTTGAATACCAGTTACAGCACCGTCATCATCAACGATACAGATGTTCATGCCATCGTTGTAACCTTGACGCTCAGAAACGTAGTTGTTGGTTACAGGACGTGGTGCAATCGATTTCCAGAATACAGTTCCATTTTCGATTGGAAGTTGTTGCTGATCATACCAGTCAACTGCTGTGACTGCATCAATACCAGTAGCATAGATGGTGGAGTTTGCAACAGCACCACTTGCTTGGTTGAAGAAGAGGTTATCATCCGATTGAACAGTGCTACCAACAGAAAGAGATGCTGCTGGATCGTTCTTAGCGTATGAAATCTTAGTTGCAGTAGATCCAACACCAACAGCGTTAATCCTATCTGTCCACTTAACGTCGAAGGAAGAATTGCTACCAGTGGAGTCTGTCTTAACGCCAGTAACAATACCTTTCAGATATCCGGTTGTGACTGTGGAAAGTGTACCAGTGGCGGCATTAGGAACTACCAAGTTCGTAAGACCAACGGTAACACCATAACCAACGGTGATACCCATACCAGCAAGACTGCTAGTAGTAACACCAACAGTTTGGTCTGCAAAGTCATCGATGAAACAAAGTTTCAGACCGTTTGCCCATTTACCGGGAGTTTTAGCAGCGTAGTTCCAACCAGTGTCTGTCTGATAGTTTTCGTTATAATCATCATAATTTTTAATTTTTAAACTTGTGTCTGCATATACATCATTACCGGCATTAGCGTTGTTAAGAGTTGCGCCATCAGTTCTTACAACTTTAAGAACACCGCCATAGGTAAGGAAGGAACTAGCACTCATCCAATATTCATATTGGGCATCAGTGCTGATCGGTTTACCATATACTTCGATTAACTCTTGCTCTGTCTCAACAGTATAGCACTCATCAATAGGACCCTTTTGGAAAGGTCCGCAAATGCCACCAATATTATCTAAAACGTTCTCGGCTCTACCAACAGTGAGGTCAACCTCTCTAATTAGTACACCAGGAGACAATAATGCTACTGCCATTGTTTACTCCGTTAGGTCCATATTTGTCTAAGAATATTTATTGTTTTGAATGTTTTGAGAGGGGGAACTGAGACGTGAATGCCTACCAATCAGGATATTTCCACTCTTTGAAGTAGTTGTGTTCCTTCCTGTGCTTCAATATTCTCTTCTTTGTGCATTCCTTACATTCATATGCATATGAAGATGGAACTGGTCCTTTATCCTTTCTAGTTCTGTAAAATCCCTCAACTAAATTTTTCGTTTCTCCGCAAATTTTACAAGTTCTATCATTGAGGAGAAAGTGTCCAAGACTAATTTGATCGTCTAAGTCCATTACAGATAGTTCCACATATAATCAGCACCACCTTGTGCATCACCATAGGTGCCATCAAGATGCCATCTATCACCATCACTATCAACAAAACTAGATTCATCATTTAATCCATCATCTAAGAATCCAAATGGTGCCATGTCTTGTTCAATTTGATTCTTCTGTTCCTCGTAGAGTCTTTTGCGAACATCTTGGTCAGTTAGTTCTTTAAAATAATCCTGTGCTACTAACCAAGCGTAGATAACCAAGCACATAGCAAGGTCATCATTACATCCATCTTCTGCTTCAAAAGAATTACTCTTTGAAATAAAGGTAGTTAGTTCACTAATAACGTTGTAATCTTTAAAAAGAATTTTATCTGCTTCAATCATGGTCTTCAAATTAAGAGACCCAACCTTCTTAACAGTCTTAGACATCTTGACTCCTAACTGAGTCTTGCTTCCAGAAAATCCTTGACCAACAACTTGACCTGCTCTACCTCTCATAGAGCACATCAGTAAATTTTGATATTCTAGATCATATTGCAAAATGCTTGCTACCTGATCTCCAATGTCGTTTACCTCAGTAAGAATGAATGCTTCATTATATGCCTTAGCTGTTGAGTAAATGATATTAGGAAACAGCATTGGTTTGACATGATTGTCTCTATACTTTGCCACAATTTTATGTGGGAAAGATGTAATATCTACAATGATAAAGGCAGAGTAATCTTCTCCAACACCTCTTGCCACGTCAACCGTACAAACATAGTCATGATCCTTTTCCGGATCAGCATATACATCCAAACTGTTGTTTGAAGTCTTGGGAGCCTCATATACTAAACTCCTTAACTTTGCCGGGTCAATTAATGTATCAACAGATCCTAGGAACTCACACTCAAACTCAACCTTGAACTGTTGTTCTGATGTGTTCTTAACTGTTTGCTCTCGCCACTTGTCATCTCTACCGGGTACTTCTGACCAGTGAACCTGAGTAGGAACATATTCATTCTGCTCTCTTTCCGCATCATGCCACATGCGGTAGAAGTGGTTCATACCCTTAGGGGTAGATACGATAATAATCTTGGTAGACTTACCAGATGAAATCGTAGGATAAACTGAACTAAAAAAGTCGTCAGCAATATGGTTTGGAACAAACGCAAATTCGTCCAAGAAGATAATATTAAATGACATACCACGAACGGCAGCAGCAGATGTAGATGCCGCAAGAATCTTACTACCGTTCTCTAATTCAAGACTACCTTTGTTCCATGCAAGAATACCTTGCTGCATCCACTTTGGAAGATTTTCATATGCTGTCTGCAATCTTCCAAGTAGGTCTCTCGCAGTAGATGCTTTGTTTGCTAGAATACCGATGTTTACATTATTATTAAACACTGCATAATGCAACAAATAAGAAACAGACGTGGTAGATTTACCAGTCTGTCGTGGCATCATGCAGATGTTGAATCGATTCTCATGAAATCGATTGATTAATTTCTCTTGAAATGGCCACATCTCAAAGGGGACAAGACCCTCATCAACGTTGACAATTTTTACATATGTCTTTGCAAAGTAAACAGGATCACTTTGACACTTGATCATCTCCTGTACTTGATTCTCAGTATACTCAATCTGAGTATTTGCTTTTTTTAGATTGGGATTACCAAGATAGATTCCATTATCCATATCAAGTCCACTTAGGGGGATTATGTGGGCACTTTGCAAACGGAAGTCTTGTCTTAACTTCCATAAAACAATTGCAAATAGAGCACCTCTTATATTTACCCTTTAAGTATTCACAGGATTCACAGATTTTCAATCTCTCCTGAGGAGTCATCTTTTCCATACTTTCTCAAACTAACTAAACGTTTTTCCCAAGTGTCTCCGATTTCTGATCCAACCATCGGATTGACGCATGTTTTATCGCCAAGATTATTACACACTAATCCAGCTAAATCAACTTCGCTGCCAATTTTACCAGTGTGCCAATAGTGTTGACCATCTACCCATGTTGCCCCACATTTGGGGCAGGATTTCGTGTCCATAAAAACTATAAAATTTTAGTATAATTTCTATTTATTTATTTATTTGTATCAGAATGATACAATATCAGCATTTCCACTTTCTTAATGCAAGTGCTTTGCGGGTTGGACGACCCTTCTCATCCTTCATTGGTCCCTTCATTCCACCCATGCGAGCACAGAAAGATCTTTTTCTAGGACCACCCTCAGGTTGAGGTGCTTTTAGATCAGAACCAGGGTTCTCTCTTTCATAAGACTTACGACCCTTTTCATTGAGACCGCCTTCTTTGTTCTTACCCGCTTTACGTTGCCAAGCAGCACTCTTTGCTTCTGTCTGAACGTTCATGTCAGTCTTTTTCTTTGACTTCAATGCTTTTTGTTGAAGTTGAAGTTTCTGGCGATTAAGAACAAGTTGTCTACGCTGAATCATTTGATCTCTACGTTCTAGCGAATCATTCTTTCCATCGTTTTTCTCCTCAGCAACTCAGATCAATGGT